CGATCAGGATGATTGCCAGCCAATACTAACTGCAATAAATAATGGGATAAGGGTAGCAGATAGTAACCTATCTAACGCTAGTACAATTAAATATTATATGTATATAAAGCGAAGTCAGTTAGGTGCAGACAGGTCTGGTTTTTATGCAGGCTCAAATAATTTACCAGCACCAACGGCAAACGACGATCAAAATGCCTTAGTGGGAAGCGCTACTTATGATAACGGTCAATTTAATTTTGCAATATCGACGGAGTCAGGGATTACAGGAACATGGCAAACAGCAGACTATATATTTGGTATATCGTTTGTCTATGACGGAAATCAAGAATCGGCTGTTAGTCTATGTACCACTGGACTCGATTCGTCTAATGTTTCTGAAGATAGAGCTTTGAAGGTTACCGTTTACGCCTCAAATACTGGAGGGGCTACAGCTTATGACGCTAGGTTAACAGGGGCAAGAATATATTGGAAATATTCAAGCTCATTAACTAGTGATGGTGAAGCAACGTCAGTCCAAGGGGAATGGAATTTATTAGTTGATGTGGATATAACTGGATCTTCATCAGACAACCATGCATATGGAGTTCGGGCAAAGCTAGGGGATAATTTTAACAGCTGGGATACTAGCGATAGCGGTAGCGGCAAAACAGCCTTTTCCACAATTGTTATACCCGACCCTCCTATTGACACATACGCAACATTAAACGGATATAGAAGTAGTGATGGACCATTAATTATAGGGAACGCTGGAGATGGTTATAAGACAGCAATATTTGCCAATCGTAGAATGTTTGTGGCAAATGTAAAAATGACTGGAGTTGACGGAGAGCAAGTTCAGGAGGCGGATAGAATTATGTATTCACCTGTAAATAAACCAGATGTTTTCCCATCTAGTAATTTTATAGATGTTGTTAAGGGGGATGCGGAACCCTATCTTAAACTGGAAACTGTGGGTGATAGGCTATTTGCTTATAAAGCAGATACATTATATATAATAAACATATCTAATCCAAGCCCTTCGGGGTGGTATCTTGAGGCAACACATAAAGGAATGGGTATTTTACATCCAGCGGCTGTATTTAAAACAGATTTTGGTCTTACTTGGGCAAACCCCAATGGTCTTTTTATATATCAAGAGGGTGGAGGTATAGCTGAATTATCTGAAGGTAAAATTTTAAATGGTTATGGGACTGACGATTATAGTTTTAACGCATGGGGTAAATTAATAACTGCTAATTCTATTGTTGGATACTCTCAAAAAGATAAAGAAATAATTATAAACATTGACTGTAGTAGCACCACAAGTAATACTACATTCGGTGGCAATGGTGCAGATGTCATCGTTTACGATATGGAGACCCAATCGTTCTGGTACGGCAAGAACAGGTTAACAAGCGGAGCCTTGGCTACAAATTTTGATTACGACTGGAATGGTGATTTGATATATGGATCTGAAGCTTCCGACACTGTAACGATTAGAAGCTGGCAGTCAGATAGTCAAACTTCTGATGCTTTTGTTTTCTCTACTAAAGATATTGATTTTGGCTCGCCTGGAAAGAAAAAGAAAGTGTACAATATATACATAACCTATAAACATTCTGACAGTAATAATGTATCTAATTTTTTAAGTTATTCCACGAATGGTGGAACTAGCTTTGTAACATATGACGGTGATGGTTCTACGGCAATATCAAATAACACACTAGATCAGGCAACTTCTTGGGAGATACATAAATTTACATTTACAACGCCTATAGAATGTCAAAGCATGACATTAAAATTTAATGGACCAACCAGCAATGCTAGTAAAATAGATATTAATGATATATCTATTGAATATAGAGAGCTTTATGGAAGGGTATCTGCAACATAATGGGCTTTATTAAAATAGATACATCAAAGTTGAATAGAAGATATGGAAGAGGAGCCTCTGTTCAAAAATCACAACAGGTCAAATCATTTGATACTCCCAGTAAAAATAGAGCTCCAGACATTCCAAAGACCGAAGCTAAAGAAGGTGATGTATTAAGTTATTTTGACGATACTAAAGGTAAGGTACTAACATCATTTGACGGAGGGTATCAATCTTCTAATACAGCTAAAGTTTCTGATATGAATAGGATAGACCAAGGTCAGGCTGTTACTGCTTTAGACGCTTCAAGACATTCAAGGGTTAGAACAAGAGGAGAGCTCCACTCCGCTCTTAGTAGAAAAACTATAATAGATGTAGGCAAGGGAAATACAACGGCTGAAAAACAATTAAAATATATGGATTATGTGTCCGATTCAACTTGCGACACCACAAGTGGAAGTTCTACTGTAGGCTGTGATACTACGAATATTTTAAATGGGAAAATACGAACAGGTATGATAGTTAGGGGCACAGGGATACCAGAGTATGCAGTTGTAAAACGGTTTCTTAGTACGTCATCTTTTCAGCTCGGAACTATTAGCGGGTTAGGAATAAAGGATACACCTGGTTCGACTGTTAACGCTACAGCCAATGGGACAAATGTTACTTTGCAATTTTATGGAACGACCCTTTATTTAGATGGTAGTAAGGGAGGAGATATAGGAACATCTATCTTCATTGACAGGGGTAATGAGTGGTATGAAAATTATATAGCGGGTATAGAATTGCCCGATACTGTTTCTGGAAGTGCTGATATGGGTGGAAATGATGAACTTCTTCGTGGTGGTGACTTTAAAATATATTTATATTTTGGCTCAAGGAATTTCGTATTAAGTGGATTAGACTTAGAGCCAACAGTTCATGGAGATGCAACAAAAGGTGGAGCGACTGGAAGATATTTCCATATAGGAGGATCTAGTGATGCATATCCAAAATTTTATACACCATATGAGTTTGTAGATGGTGTAATTAAGTGGATAGATTCTGATTCACTTAACAATGTTGTTGATAGCAATTATAGTGGTGGCGATGTGAAGGTTGTAGAGCTTCAGGCAACACCAAGTAGGGATTTAAGGCTCGTTTCTGCTACAAGAGCTCCCAATATGAAGATTGGTTACATTAAACACATGATTAATACACCAATTAATATACGCTATGCCGATAGTAGTGACAATACAGTCATTACGGAAATAACAAATACAAAGATTCCAGCTAACGCTATCATTACAAAGGTTGTAGCTAAGGTCTCAACTGTTAGTAATTTAACAACCCATGCTGTTAACCTTCAGATGTCAGCAACATCAGGAACATCTGCTGACTCTAGTATATCATCAGGGACTGAGTTACTTGGAGCTGGAGTAGCAAATACAGATAGTACAGATAGTGCTAGTGCTTCTGATATAGATTTAAAACAGTCTGGTGAAATATGGATATGTAAAGATACGGTTAGGAACGGAGGCTCTGACCAATATCTTTATATATGTAATGCGGGAACAGGAAATGGAACTACGAATTCAACGGCTGGAACAATGGAAATATACATAGAGTATTACAAATGAGACGGATGAAAAAAAATAAACATAAGTGTTTAATATTACCGTCAGTAAATATAAATTTAAATGGAGAAGAATATTATGTCTAACGTAGAAGTACAAAACCCAAGATTGCCAAAATTTGGACAGGCGTTAGGACCTGACGCTGGTATCAGCTCTGACGTATATGAAGCATATGCGCCTCAAATGGCAATGACTGACTTCCAGACCGATTTTTCCAGAACTGGATATCTAATGGGAAGAGATATTGAGAAAGAAAAACAGGCTCAGCTAGATGCTCAAATAGCACAATCTAAATTTGCACAAGCAGAGAGGGAAAGAGGAGCGGAAAAAGAGGCTAAGAAGGCAAAAAAGAGTAGCAAAGTTAAATCTGCAGCAACATGGGGTACAGCAGGGGCTCAGGTTGGAGGTCCTGTCGGGGCTCTAATTGGGGGAGGTCTGGGTTATCTTTTCGGAAATGAAGGAGGATATGTACCTGAGATCCACCCAAGAAGTATGCTATTTAAAGAGTATCAACAAGGGGGAAGTGTTAGGGGTTATACTGGTGAAGGAAAATTTCTACAAAGAGGACTTCAAAATTTACAATTTAGACAAGAAGATATAGATAGGTTATCTAAAAATGTTGACAAGATGGGTAAGTATGGATTTTGGGATGCTGCAATGGATGTTGGACAAGGATATACCATGGGAAAATCAATGGCTGGTGGAGTTAAAAATGTCATGACTGGATTAAAAGACTGGAAACAGTTTGGGTTGAAAGACGCTATCAAGCATTATGCTGCAAGAGCAGGAGGACTTGGTGATGTTGGGACTATCTTAGAAGAATTTGGAGGATTTGATAAAGAAGACTTTTTAACAAAAGCTCAGGATGTTTTCAAAGAAAACGTAAGGGCTCTTGGAGAAGAACAAAACCCATTTCTTGAGATGACAGATGAGCAGTCAGATAAGCAGTTTTGGTCGGATGAGAACTTATCAGATAAAAGAGTTGGTCCTTCAGCGGCAATTAAAAAAATGGTAACATCCCAAGCTAAAAAGGGAGCAGATTTGGATTATATTAATAGATTAGCGGCGGCTCAAAGAGCAACTGCAATGCAACAGTCCGCAAACCTTCAGAGTGATCCAGCTGCTCTACAAAAAAGAAGAGCAAACCTAAAAAGAGCGCATATGTCTATGATTGGAACGCCAGCATCAGTAGATAGAGCACCTGTAAGAGATACAGCTTTAGGTAAAGGTGGATTCAAAAAAGCTTTTAGAGATGCCAGAAACAAAGGTTTAAATGTTTTTGATTATCAAGGTAAAATGTATAACACGGAGCTTGCTTAAATATGGGATTTTTTGACGGACCTTTCTTAAATACAATGGGTGGTGGAATGCCAACAATTCCACAAGCCCCAAAACCTACAGTGCCAACAATGGGCGCTTCAGCTATGTCGGAGGGGGCCGCACTTGGTAAGTCGATAACACCAGCTCCAGTTTATTCGCCACCACCTAAACCAGCTCCAGTGGTTCCTACACCAGCACCAGCTTTCATACCTAAGCCAGCACCAGCTGTTATACCTAAACCAGCACCAGTGGCTATACCTCAGCCAGCGGCTCCAGTAGCTACTACAAGCGGGGCTAATATAACATCAGATGAGAATCAAGGATTTACACAGGCATCTTTAGGTGGAATGGAACAAGTTCAGCCAACCCCTTCAATTCAACCACCAGCACCAGTGGCACCTACAGGTGGGCCAGGCGGGGGTTTTGTTGAAACCACTCAACCATCAGCGCCACCACCTATGTTAAGCGCTGGATTAGGCGGAGGAGCAGCTACGCAAGAAGTCGACCCAGATGTAGGTTCAATGATACAAGCTTTTCAAAACCCGGGATACGGTATGTTTAATATCTTTTCAGATAGTCCCTGGGCGTAGAATAAAATAAGGTTTTTAAGGAGAATAAAATGTCAAACGGTTTTAATTATGAATCACCTTTAAACGCTTTTTTAAGCAGAGGATTGCCTCAAATTGTTAGCGAAATCTCTAGAAAGCAAGAAAGAGATAAGGAACGCGAATCGCAAGATAAATGGAGATTGCGCGAATGGAATGAGAATACAAGGCGATACAATGAGAATGTAAGGCGAGAAGAAGATAGGGATAAGCTGAATTTCGATAATCTTTTAATTGAAAGAGGTTCAAAAATAAGTAGTTTACAAGGAAGGGATAATTATTACAGAAATTTATTAGACTCTGGTAAGCTAAGATCTGATAAAGGATATGATTTATTAGAAGGAGCAATGAAAACTACTGGAGAGCATATTAATATTGCCAATGATTTAGTTACTGGACTTGATGTGTATAATCTTAATGAATTTGAACGAAGGCAAGTCGAGAATCACTATAATAGTGGAGATTTTAATGAGGGATTTAATTCATTAATAAATATAATAGATAGAAAGTTAAAAGCAAGCCCAGAACAAATGATT